AAACCTACCGCTGTAAAATGCGAGAGGTTGAAGGTATCGTTGACAAATTACACTTGACTGAACTTTATCGATGACCGTAAAATGTATCCGCTTCATTAGCGGTGAGAATGTTGTTGCTGACGTAGTTGAAGATACGTCGAACAACATTACTATTTCCGATGCAATCGTTGCCATCCCTATTGAGGATGGCAGCAGAATGGGTTTCGTGCCCTTTGCTCCCCTTCAAGACCCTGCCGAAGAAACACTCACTATTCCTAAAAGAATGGTGATGTATATTGCTAAGGTTGCTCCTAATCTGGAGGAACAATATAACGCAATGTTCAGCAAGATTATTGCACCTACCAAGAAACTCATCGTGTGACAGTTGACAAACCGTACACTAAATAGGACAAAACCCTATGAGACGGTTTATAGTAACTTTGTTACACACGAATGGGACAACTTCCATTCAGGAAGTTAATTCAACTGCTTCTGAATGGTTTGTGTTGCAAGCGTGTTTAGCACATAGCACCAACATCAAATCCTACAGTATTACACATGTTTAATTATGCTAGAAAAAGACATTCGATTGCTGAACAAAGTAATCAAGAAAGGTGAGAATGGTCAAGTTGCTTATAGCAACGATGAACTAAAACTTCTCAAGAAAAAGCGTCGCCAGTTGAAAGACTGGAAACGCCTTGCACAAATTGCTCAAAACAACGGATTCGGACAGTACATTAACGATGACCAAAATGATGATGACTGATGACACTTTCAATGTCTCTTGGGACGAGAACGATATGGTTCAAGTAGAAGAAGACGATTGGGTTTCTTCTATTCTCGGTTCTGAACATGAGGTCATCAATGACATCTGCAACTTCTGATATTGTCGAACCTAAACTACATGAATACGACAAATGGGCAACCGATTGGAGTTATTATGTTGGTGAAGAATCTCTTGGCAAAGTAAGAATTGTTAAGACTAGATTCGGTATGCATAAAAGTTACCATGAAGATGGGCGAGAGTTAATTCTTGCCATTGAAATGGAACACTGTGTTAGTGCTACTTATTGGCATCTAAAATGGAAACGTGATGGGTATGATGGTGATTCTAATATAAAATACAATAGTGTAGTTGGGGGTAAATTGTGATACTCTGGTCTGGTAATTATGTTCTAGATGATACTACCATTGATGATTTAGTTAATAAACTAAAAAAACTTGAGACTTATAGTTATAAGTTTAATCATTGGTCTTCGTATTATATTGACTTTCAGCAACGCCCTGAGAATGTTCTTGTTTATTTTTACGGAGAACTTCTAAAGAAGGCAACATCTGACCTAAGTCTATATCATAGGTCTAGATATAGGTATCCTTTTTGGATGCAAGTATATCAAACTGAGAAAGAATCTAGGCATAATCATCATGACCATTTTAATGGCGATACTCTAATGTCGTGGGTTCATTTTCTTAGACCTACTGATAAGAAATGCTTTTGCTTTTTAGATTCTGAAGGCAACAGAGTATTTCCAGACCAACAAAATGTAGGAGACTTAATTATATTTCCTAGTTGGGCATTGCATGAAGTTCTTCCTAACAATAGTGATACTGAACGAGTAGTAATTGCTGGTAATATAGAGTTTAATTATATTGGTTGTCTGCACGAAGTTGATGAAGAATATAAACAATCTTATTCTTACAAACTTCCTAAAAGAGAACAAAACAACCGTGACATTACAATTTGGGAAACCTATGAGCACGAACTTGACTGACAACAATCGCTACAAAGTTTGCTGGACTAAACCCAAAGCAAAGAATGGATTCTATTCTCAACAAGAAGTCGTTGTGTTTGGTTTAGACAACGTGGAACACATTATTGAGCATGTTATACCTAAAGGGCAAGGATGGGACGTTATACCTATGTGACAATCGAATAACCTGCACAAGCACCTTGACAGGGTGCTTTTTTTATGCAATGATACTAATACTTCAGAGAATTACATGAGGAAACCATTCCTTAAGTGGGCAGGCAATAAGTATAAAGTTCTAGAGCATCTTCTGCCCCTGATTGGCACTCCTGAGCGGTTCTGTGAACCCTTTGCAGGTAGTTGTGCTGTGTCTCTAAATGTAGACGCTCAGCAGTATGTTATCAACGATATTAACAAAGACCTGTGCTATCTTTACAAGCAAGTTACTAATCCGAACGATGACAGTTTCATTCAATACTGTGCTGAACTATTTCGTCCTGAGAATAATGTCAAGGAAGAATACCTTGCATTTAGGAAGTTCTTCAATGAGTCTGTTGATGTGCAAGAACGAGCACGACTGTTTGTGTATCTGAACCGTCACTGTTTCAACGGTCTGACTAGATACAACTCTAGTGGTGGTTTTAATGTTCCTTTCGGACAAATGAAGAACCCGAGTCTACCTGCTCAGGCAATGATGGACTTTCGGATGTACTTTCTGATGCGTCAGCACTTCTTTTCTAGTGTGCATTTTGATGATGGTCGTTTATACGCTGGTCTAGGTTCTGGTGACGTTGTGTACTTTGACCCTCCGTATGTTCCTGCCTCTGATACTGCTAACTTTGCAAGTTATGCCAAGGAAGGATTCTCTTACGATGAGCAAGTTGCATTGGTAAAGAGAGCAGAATCACTCGCTAATCAGGGTGTCAAAGTTATCATCAGCAACCATGATACGGACGTTAGTAGAGAACTTTACAAAAACGCTCAAATCTATTCGTTGCAGGTGTCCCGTAGCATCTCCGCCAAGGGCAGCAGCAGAAAAAAAGCAAACGAGTTAATCGCTGTGTACCAGTGAGCGAACTGTCCACTATGGGTTGACCTGGGTGCTGTTTGCTGCCATACTATCAATGTTGAGACAACAACCCATGAAACTTTCTACAGCACAAGTTGAGGAGAAACTCAACACATTTGATTACACTCAACTCCCCAAACCTGGCAAGAATAAGGGTGACCGTGGTCAACTCTTTGAGACTGCTCTGGGTATTGAGAACGGGTCTGATTTGAATGACCTGATTGATGGCGAACTGAAGTCTTTTACCCTGACTGAACCTATCGCTGTCACGATGTTGCAGCACTGCTTGACTCAAATTATCGACGACACTGTTGAGTTTGAAGACAGCAAAGTGTATGAGAAACTGAAGCAAACTATCTACGTTGCTTTTGACCGTGCTGGTAACTTCCTGAAGTCCAAGACTATCAACGAAGCAAACTCTCCCGAGCACTATCAAGAACTCGCAGAGGATTACGGTTACATTGCTGCTCAAATCAAGGCAGCATATGTAACTGGAACTGAACTGCATACTATCAACGGACCCAACAATCTTCTTCAGATTCGTACTAAAGCAAACAAGCGTCCTGATGGTACTTATAAACCCCTAACTTACAACGGTCAGCAACTCAAAGATAAAGCGATGGCGTTCTATCTTTTGGGTAAGTTTGGTCGGGAAATTGTTACCATGTGACAATCGTACAACCTGCACACAACACTTGACAGGCACAGGGTTCTGTGCAATACTTAATCATACTCAAATCACTTCGATGCAACTCCGTCCCCATCAACAACGTGCTTTTGATGCAATGCAGCAGCACGATTGTGGTCAAATCATTGTGCCTACTGGTGGCGGCAAGACTTACATCATGATTGCAGATTGTCTGCATCGTGCTGCACAGGGTAGCACTACAGTTGTTGTTGCTCCCCGTATTCTTCTCGCTAACCAACTGTGCGAAGAGTTCATGGAGTTTGTGTCTGCTACTTGGACGCATGTTATGCATGTCCACAGTGGTGAGACTCACTACTTCAGCACCACTAAGAGCGACAAGATTGCCCTGTTCAATAACACTGCACGGGCAGCAGGTGAGTCCTGCATTATCTTCACTACCTATCATTCTTTGCCTCGCGTTGTAGATAGTGGCATCGATATTGATACAATTTACTTCGACGAAGCACACAATGGTTGCGGTCGTGCTTTCTTTGCTTCTGTATATGCTACTGCACAGTATGCTAAGCGTCGCTACTATTTTACTGCTACTCCTCGCAATGGTCGCGGTCAGAGTTATGCTCGTGGCATGAATAATAGCACCGTTTGGGGTGGTGTTCTGGAGAATGTTCCTGCTCAGGAACTCATCGCTGCTGGTGCAATCGTTCCTCCTAGGATTGTTCCTTTCGAGACCAATCGTATCCGCACCAAGCACAATGCACACGATGTAGATTGTGACAACCTGAAGGATATGTTCGAGCAACTCGATGTCTTCCAGAATCCTAAAGTTCTGGTTGCTGCTCCTTCTTCTAAGGTGCTGGGTGATATGCTCGGACAGACTGACATTCTTGAGTATTTCAAGAACAAAGGTTACGACGTGATGCACATCACCAGCAAGTTTGGTGCTATCATCAACGGCAAGAAAGTTGGTCGTGAAGACTTCTTCAACACCCTCACTTCTTGGGGTCAGGATGATGCTCGTAAGTTCGTAATCTTCCACTATTCCATTCTCTCTGAGGGCATCAATGTTCCTGGTCTGACTCACACTATCCTCCTGCGTAATCTGCCCATCATTGAGATGGCACAGACCATCGGTAGGGTTATCCGAGTTCACAAAGATGACCGTGCTGCTGTTGCTGAGGGCAAGATTCCTGCTGGTGCGTTTCACCTTTACAAGAAATCTGAAGGCATTGTGACTATGCCTACAGGTTACAAGATGGGT